CCATGCCTTATTCCCATACTATTTTGTGTTGAGCACCATTGGACGCATAGTATTGGGTTGCATCGTACCAACTTGGTCTGCCCCGTATCTAGCAACTTTCTTTGCTAGTTTTTATCCTTTTTACTGGATATTCTTTTGTGCTATTTATAGTGCGGGGTTGGCAGTTTGCGTAAGCATTGCGTTCGACGTAAGGAAGAAGTTTTACAAATATACAACACATGAGGCAAACCATCGATATGCCCAGTTTGTAAACGTCGTTCGTGGAATACAGCTTCGCGATTTAACTGCCGATCAAGTAAAAGACTTAAGTACTCCGTTTAATAAATCACTTGAAATAACTAAAAGTCTTAAGCAGGTCTTGCAGATCGCTCGGGATGTTGTTACTCACAACAACATACCCAAGTTTGTCCACAGCGGTTTCGAGTTCACTTCAGAATTCGTCCGCACCACACCAAGCATGATGAAGAAGACGGTGATGAATACTCTTCATGCTTTGTTTGTCAGACAGTGTGGACACTACCATCTACCGGAGAAGATGGTAGTAAAGAAGTTCTTGCGATACGCCCAACGTATCATGGAACAAGAACTTATCCCACTCATTTTGAGTAAACCCGGAGACTATACTATGGAGCAACATTTAGCTAGTTATTCGGGCCAAAAGCAAGCTGATTATACGCGACATTGGGAAGAATTCAATCAGTCTTTTGGGATCAAAATGAAAGCAGAGTGTATGCAAAAGGGTAACGAGTTGGCATACACTGACGCACCCAAACCGAGATTTTTGTTTAACCCTAGTGGCAGCCTAAAAGTACTTGGTACTTATATGAATTCCTATTACCTTCAAAGGTTAATGGGCCAGCCATGGTTGGGTGTGGGATATAACACGGGAGGTACGGCCGATCAGATAGCAGCTGCTCGGCGGCTTGTTGGGAACCCCGTGCCTGTTACTTGGGATGGTTCAAACCATGATGGTCACCAGTATCAGGAGCTAATTGAGGGAATAGATGGCTATTTCTTCAAACGTACCTTTAGACATGTGTTGCCACACTTGGTATCGTTACCACCAGGTTTGTATTCTGAATACCTCAGAGTACTAACGGCCTCCGCTACTCAATTTTACATTTCGTACAAGCGCCAAGGGACATACGTCCGAGTTGTAGAAGGGAAAATAAAAGGGACAACGTTTTCTGGACACCCGACACGTACTACTTTAGGGAATTCTTTACGTGTTTACTTGTATACACGGTACATAGCGCATTGTGCCGGTATTAAAGTATCCCCATTGGTAGCGGGAGATGATGTCATTTGCTTCATCAATAAGAGTGATTTGCCCCGGTTCAGAAAGGCTTTCTGGAGGCATTATATTGATGGCGCAAAAGTACAACCGAAGGATCGGTGTACTCATGGGTTAGGACAAGTAGCTAAGGATTACACGGAAAGATTTGATAATTCCATCGACTTTCTCTCAAAATATGGTATGATCTACCATGAGAAAGTGATTTTAAACCGACGAATGGAACGTGCGCTATTGTCCGGTAATGACACGATGAAGGTGAACAAGCATTTTACCATCGCTCATTACAATTGGAGTATCACTTCTGGGCTAGCTTCATGGGCCCGTAGCTGGCCAGTGATTTCCAAGTATATCGAGGAACGGGTTGCCTCGATACCCCATTGGGTGCCTACCTCTTGGCACCGCCTATCTCGTAAGTTGCAACACTCTATTCAAGAGCATTTTGGTTATAATTGGAGGAGCCAAGTTAACCATTATGATTACAGAGATTTGGCAGAAGCCTTCTATGTCATGTACAATCCACGAGCAGTCGCCCTCATGGAAGATGACATTAGATTCGCACCGCAATACTTGGGTATGTTGTATGATCGGGCCCCGATGAAAAACTCTATTCTTTTAGATGAACAACAAACAAACATACCCAAAATCAAAATTCTTCACGCGAAATCCCCAACGAAAGAACGGTCGGGGAAAAAGGCTGCGGGTGCAGCCTAGCGGCCCCAGACGTAACAATAGGGTTATGTCCATGGGGTTAGACACCATGAATCCAGCAACACAAGTAGCAATACCAATTCGCACCATTAATACTACTAAAGTGTTAAATATCTCACATTGTGAATATTACAGCACAGTGGCCGCTTCAGGGACCACTTTCTCACTTCAAGATGAAATTGTCTGCAATCCAGGACTTTCCACTTCCTTCCCCTGGTTGTCAAACATTGCTGTAAATTATACCAAGTACAAGTTCAAAGAGCTATACTTGGAATATGTACCGTCCTGCCCAACTTCTACCCCGGGGACGATATACTTTGGCTTTGACCCAGATGTTTTGAGCTCTGGGCCAGAGGGTACATCCGATATGATCCAATACAAAGTTAACCTTCAGGGATCAGTATTTCTTAACCATCGTGTTAAGGTACCTCGTGAGATATTAGAAACAAAGCTGTTTACGAGAGCAATCAATGAAAATGTTTCAGATGCCGATTTGAAGACCTATGATATCGGACAGTTTTATGTTGTCACAGACCAGACAACCGCTAATACTGCTTTAGGTTTTCTCAAGCTTTGTTACAGCGTCCAATTCTTCGACCCTCAGCCAAGGTCTGACGCTTATGCTGGACAAGCCGCATTGTGGACAGGTACAGCTGCTAATCCACTTAACGTACAAGTGGTTAATGCTCTCATCAACCAAGTACCTTCATACACAACGGCAGGTGTAATTTCGTTCAAGTCGAAGGGAACTTACTTGCTCAATGCATTCAATTCAACTGGAGCAACTACTTCGATTGGAACGCAAACAGGAGGTGTTGCGGTCACCTCTGGCAATGCTGCAGCAGGCAATGCCTCAAGCGATATCTACGCATACCTGACGGTCACAGGCCCCGGTACTATAACAGTCGGTTCTAATGGTACCACAGTGGTCATGTTGACCAAAGTTGCTTAATCAGTAACCAACACCTGAGGTTCGTTGATACTTATCTCAGTATGTGTTGACAACAGATACCAACTACACCATTGTCCCATGGTGGTTGATATAGACTGTGTGTCGAACATCTTGCAGAAGCCCAGTGCGAGCTTCTCGGGGTAAGACCGGTTGATTCCGGCACGTTTCGCAGTAAAGCGTTAGTAAAAACTGCCTA